ATTAATAACATTATCAATACAAAAATCAAAATACTAAATATTTATTTTAAAAAAAGCACAAAAAAAGGGAATGTAAAAACATCCCCTGTATTCTTCAAACTAACCTATGCGTATAAACAACTATTTTTCAAATAATTCCCTTTCTTTTAACCTTCGATTAACTAAACCTTGATTCATTACACCCTTAACAAACACCCAGCGCATAAACTGTTCCCCGACCTCACTTTTGGGTTTGCCAGCATTTAATCTATTTAATAAAGTAGAATCTTTAAATGCTGTTGGTCCTATGTTATAAGCCAATGATGTTAAGCTATCCAATTGATTTTGCGTCACTGGCACCTTAACTAGCTTTTTAATATCAGCTTGCAAATTAGCTGTAATTGTTTTTAGCCAACGCAACGCTGTTGTTTCTGTGATTGTATCACCTTCTTTAACTTTTCGGTTTTCATCTATGTTAAAGGTTGAACCAAATCCAATAGTCCATACGCCGGCCTGATCTTTATAAGCTTTTAATTTTTTGCCTTCAAATATGGCAATAATAGACGCCGCCTTTGATGTTGTTGACATAAAGATAAGTATTACAATTGCGCCAATAATGGCGTATTTTTTAAAATTGGGAGTCATGATCTTTAGCAAATAAACCGACTAATATTGCACCAATGCCGCTAAAAATCTTTGTAAAATCTTTTGTGGCTATTCCATCAACTAATAATGGTAAGCCAGCTACAGCGCCAAAAACAGTTGTTTTAATGTTGTTAAAAAATTTTTTCATTTTTTTAAGTTTTTAATTTTTTTATAAGTATAAACACAAGTAAATAAACAAGTAAGGGTACTAGCACCCATAAAAACAATTTTACTAATTAAATCAATTTCATTTAATCCAATTACACTTATTAAAACTGTTGTTATAGTGCCAAAAACACTATGGTCATAGTTCATTGATATTGCTTTCATCAATTACTTTTTTTGCTATTACGTCAAATGCAGCAACTATTGTATAAACATCGTTTAAGCTGCTAAAAATACCTTCTTTTACAGCTTTGTCAAGTGTTGCTTTTACAATCTCTAATGCTTGTTTTTCAGTTAATTTTTGCATAAAGTAAAATTAAGGAATTAAAACTAAATTTAATTGATTAGCTGCCCATTGATATATCCAAGCGTTTGCATCAATTTCAGCATCCCATTGCGCATAATCAGCGCCATTAATTGCAAGCTGTCCAGTTACTAGCGTTTGACTGCTTTGTTCATCAGGTGAAACAATAATTAATTCAATTAGTTGATATTGAAATGTTGCGCTATCAATAAGGTTGTCACCAGTGCTATAAAGACTGAAAACATTTGCTTGATGTATTTCGCCTTGATACCAAGTTGAAATTGGTTGAATATTTGCCATAATTAATAAATTGTATAATATGAATTTATGTTAGTGTTAATTGCTGTTCTGTTAGCTGCTTGACTAACTGAATAAAATACAAATTCAGCCATAGTTATAGTTGCAGATCTATTAGCTGTACTACATATTGCATTTAAACTTGCTTGATCTATATTAGTTCTGCTACCCCAAATACTATTGTTAGAGTATATAGTAACTGTTGAAGTATCAGAAATGTGATTGACTAAATATCTCGTATTAATTGCGTAATTGTTTGGAGTAATATTTATAGGAGATAAATTACTGATATATTGATTAGCGCCATAATCTAACCACAAATAACCAGCCGAACCTAAAAATATTGATTGATTGCCTGTAGCATTTTTTTCATAGGTAGTCCAGAAGGAATAATTTTGTACAGCCGTTCTTGTTATTTGCGAAGACATATTAAATCCTGCATTAAATGGAAATTGTATATAAACTTTCCCACTTCGAAGAACAAAAGCACCTGAAAAATATATTTGAGGTATTGCAGCAGTAGAAACATTTGTATTATTTGCATTTCCACTTTGGTCATACCATATTGTTACAAACCCATTCCCAGCACCGCAAAAAGTAGAAATTGAAGCTGTATCTACATAATTATTAACAAAACCAAAATCTAATTCAGTATTGTCAGAACTACGTCTTACCCTAACACAATTGCCAGTATAACCAGCCCTTAATTTTCGCAAAGAATAAGCTACAGAAGCACTTGGAAACTGATCTAATAAAAAACTAAAAGAACTTGTTGCAGCTGCTGTCAATATTCCTACAGGTATCATTTGTTATTTATTAAAGGTGAAAAGAAAGTGTTAAGCTGATAAATTACCGAAACAATACCATTCATTCGTACCAATTTTTAATAAGGATACAGCAACGTATTGAGAAGCAATTTTTAAATTTCCGCTAGCTGATCTAATTGTAACGCCACCAGTAGCCACTATTGTAGTCTGGCCAGCGCCGTATTGAGCAATTTCTATTTGTGCACCAATTGGAAATGGAACGCTTGAATTTAACGGTATTGTCAAATTGTTTGCCGTTGCCACATTCATTTCTACCATTTTTGAACGATCAGAATCAACTAATGTGTAACTAGCTGTTTGACGGTTATATTTAACAGTTAATATTGTCCTTCCAGCAAAAAAATTGTTATCATCAGGACCAGCGTTATAAAATGCCCATCTTGCGCCGTATGTATGACCAGCCGCATACTCATCTAAATTATTAACTAAATAGCCGTAACGGTTAGTTATTGTTAACCTAGCTGTACTACTGGCAAAATCACCATATACAACACTATTCGCAAAGTGTGTATATGTTCCATTATTTGTACCATCAATTCTTAGCTGCAAAATTTCATTTGCCCATGCTCGCACCCCGTCCGTTGCCTGTGTGTTAGTGATTGTTGATCCAACAGCATTAAAAGTATTGTAAAGCACATTTACAGCGCTTCCAGTGTAACTACCATTGCCAAATGTAGCTGAACCATTCCAATTGTTATTCATTAAACTAGAAGTATTAAAACAAGCTAATAAAGCTGTCCAAGTAATTCCAGCATTAAAAGTATTTGTTACTGAAATTTGCTGCCCATATGGATTTGTTGCGCCACCTAAAGCAGTGTGTACGTGGTTAACATCAATTGCAGTGGTAAAAGATGACAAATTATAATCAATAATTAAAACGTCTTTGTTAGATCCTGAACTAGTAGCCTCATAGTGAAATCTGTAACGTTGTCCAGCTGGATTAAAACTAGCGCCGTTGTCACTAACTTCAAAAACAACTTCCCCGCGATCTGTTGCAACAGCATTACCGTAAATAGACCAACCGTCATTTGTTGCCATGACTTGCTGTATCTTATATGTTGTTCCGCCTACAGTGTTGTTTGCTGGTAAATTTATGTTTCCGTTTGTAACATTAACGTTTGCATCAATATTAATGTCAGATCCTGACTGTGTAATTTTGCTATCCCCCACAGCCGTTCCGCTAGGGGTAAACATTGCTAGCGTGTTAATTGTACCTCCGCCTGTTATTGTGCCGCTTCCAGCTGATCCAACAGCTATTTGTTGCCATGCTGTTCCTGTATCACGATAAATACCATAAGGACTGGCAATATCAATAAAGATCCTTCCAGCAATTCCAAACGTTGGGCGAAGTGCTAAAGTATCAGAATAGAACATGGGCGTTCCTTTCTGATTAAGTATAGAAAGATCTAATGTTATCATTACTTAAATAGTTTTCTTATGACTGTACAAAGATTACCTGTACTTACTAAAGTGTCAAAAGTAAGTGTGTATTGTGTTGTATCTATTTCACCAGCGTTTCCAGTTATACGCAATGATTGATTTGGTAAAATCAATACATCCATAATAGTAAAATTTGTGGTGCCTTGATTAATAAATGTAATGTCGTTGCAATTACTTTCAATGTTTTGCGAAGTATAAAAAACTTTTGTTTCTATATAATATTTTTGAAACAAACGCCCTGTTGACTTACTAACATTGTTTTCCTGTTCATATTTTTGCCTGTCGCTTAATTGCTTTTGAAACTTAATTTTAGTTTCGCTTTGCTCGTACAATTTTAAATGTTCAGGTTGTGGCATATATGTATTTTTTAAAAAGTATCAGGAAACTGTCCAACAGCTTTTTTCTTTGCAAATAATTTTTTTACAATTGGCGCCGCTTTTTGAAATATTGTTTTTACTGGTGCCTTTTGTCTAAATTCCTGTTCACTTATTTTAGTTGGTTCAGGTACCGTAATTTTATAACTTTTATTTTTGGCTTTGCTTTTATATATAAAATAATAAGCAGCGCCACCAATTAATAAATAAGTTAATAGG